CCTTCATCTGTTGACTGAGTGGTTTATTTGTTCTTTCCATTATTGTTGTATTTCTTGTAAAATTAATTTGATATATAAATCAGATAATCTTTTTTTGGTTAAGGTAAATTCAATTGATTGTTTAAATTCAAGGAAAGTCATTCCAGACTTGCAAGATTTTTCCACTTTCCAATCCATATTTATACTTTGAACAATCTCTCTGATTAACTCTGAGTCTGATTCTTTTGCTCTTTGCTCAGTCATCCATGGTTCTATTAAATTTCTCAGAACTTTGGTTTTAGGTATTTCTTTAGCAAGAGTATAAAGATTCAGATAATTACAAACCCGCAGGGGAAGCATAACCCCTACTAGCTTGTAATCCTCCTTTTTGTACTTAGACTTAGGATTGAGTAAGGACATATTACCTACCTTCTTTTTTATCTAAGCACTTTCCCCAAATAGGGCAATTCTCACATTCTGATTTATCATCAGCATCAACCCCAAATTCATAACCACTTGGGCATTCCGGATCAGAAGATGATTTACCTTTTGAAGATGATTTGGCAGGCTCTTCCTTACTGGATGATTTTGACCTGGTAATAGTTCTGGTTTCTTCTTCCGGTTCAGTTTTCCTGGTTCTTTCTACTTTACTTTCTTTTTTCTCAGGTTCTTCATCATCATCAGTCCGGTGCCTTCTTGATCCTCTTTCCTCCTTTTTATCATTATCTTCATCATCATCCCTGTTTCGACGACGGCTTGATCTGTCTTCCTTGTCCTCTTTTACCTCTTTTAATTTACCTCCGTCCTGCTCTTCTTCCATTTCAAAGAATTTAGCTTCAAGAGCTTCATAGGAAAGTACCTTTAAAATTTCATCAAGGTTACAGGTTTCATCAAGGACTGAGTCTTTATAAGGATCCCTGTCATCAAAAGATATGCTCCGGACATCTGGGAATGAATTTTCATTAAGCTCTTTCCAGCGGATTTTAAGGGTGAGGGTCTTACCATTTTTAAGATCAGGGAATACTCTGTTTTCAGCATCTGTTTCAAGCTCCTCATTTAAGATTTGCTGGAATAGATAATCGGACATATCCCATATATGAACCTTCTCTTCCACTTTATCCATGCCAATAGGAATTACATTATATAAGCTCCTGGGCTTTGGATACAGTTTTTTGATTTCCTCCTTATCAGCTCCTTCCTTACGTCTTTTTTCCTGGTAGTCACAAATAGGGCATTTTTTACCTATTGATTTAGGGCAGATACAAGATTCTTTATTTGTCCCTACATTGGTATGAACTTTAATAGGTCTGCGATACCACTGGGTATCTGGCATTGCTACATCATACTCAGGATCCCGGTCAGGGTGCTTTTCATCAGTAACAATATAAGGGATAATATCAAGCTCAACTTCTTTTACCCCTTCTTTGAGTTTTAACTGAGTTATTCCTTTTGGCAGGTCAAGGTAACCAAATCCTTTCTTTGAATCTTTTTGATGCTGGGTATTTCTCCCAACCTTGTCGGCAAAATTACTTTTCGTCTCTTTCATTGTTTTTAATTTTATTAGATTTATTTAATAGTTGTTTATTGATTTCATGAAACCAACCTTTCATCTGTACCCTGCTTAAAAGGTATATGATAAAAGGAGAGAGCAGAATACCTGCTATTATATATCCGGTATTATCCATTTATTTGTTTCTTGTTAATCCTGATTTGATACCTCTGTTTGCTTCCTTTTGATCACTGAATTTTTTAGCTTCAAAAGACAAATCCCTTGGCATTTGAGGACCTGCAAAATAATTCATACCATGGAGCTTTACAAGATTTTCAAGAGCTTCCTTTCTTTGATTAAAGGCATTAACTGCTCCCTGAGCCATGTCCATTTCATACTTTACTTCAAGGTAATCCTTTTGAGCTTCCTGGTATTCATCTTCAGTTAATATAGCACTTTGAATAGCTCCCTCAGTAACCTTACCTTCAATACCATAAGCTTCAGGATTTTCCCTGATCTTTCGGTCAACCTCTGCTTTTTTAATATCGAGGTCTTGCCGGGATTCATCCAGCTCCTTTCGCATTTGTGCTAAATGCCGGGAGTATTTTAGAAATAGTGCTGGTTGGTTTAACCACTCTACATCCAGATTATCTGGATCAATTTTGATGTCAATTTCGTAGTCCATTGCTTTATAGTTTAAAATGGTGTTATTTTATTTGGTTCTGGTTTAAATTCATCTGGGAATTCCGTATTTCTTTTGACATTTTCTGATAAAGTAATTGCCCTTATATTTTCAAAGGAATACCCTTTGCTATTATCTTCTCTATCAATTGTAAATGAATCAGCTTTCCTACCTTTCTTATTTTGATAATCAGTTTGAGCACAGAAATTTTTGAATTGAATAAAGGTTAATGTAAATTCTTTTCTCCTTCTTTTGGCATTCATTTTTAAAGCATCATACATTGCTTTTAAGGGGTATCGTTCTCTATATTTTCTGGATCTACAAGTATTACAGTATCTTCTACCTTTACTGGTTTCATTTTTACAATCCCTGGTCCAACATCTCATTACTTTCCACTATTGATAACCGCATAACAAGCATAAGTAATATATGGAAATCCATGATTATATGTTGGTTCCCAAAATTGTTCCATAATAAAAGCAGCCCTGTCATTTTCCCCGTTCAACAGGACTGCTTGCATATAACCCAAAACCACTCTCCGAATATCTTCAGCATCTTGTTCTTTTAAACTTTGAATAATACCCTTAACCTCTTTCCATGAAGCCCCTTTTAATAATGCCTTACATAATTCCCTTATTTCTGATTGTTCCAGAGCAACCTGCTTTGCCATGTCCATTCTTTTCTCAGCTGGTACATTTAATACCTGTTCAAGAATCTGTAAAGCATTTCTCGGATGACCTAAAGAGTATTCATAAATTTGGTCGTATATGGTTTTATCAAGCTCCTGCCTCTCATCTCTCACTATACGGCGAAGTAAGCCATACATTTGCGTTTCATTTAGAGGGTTTACCTGGAATTGAGAGCATCTACCACGGATAGTAGGTAAAAGCTTGTGAGGCTCAGTTGTGCAGAGTACAAAGTAAACATGACTTGGGGCATCTTCCAAGGTCTTTAAAAGAGCATTTTGTGCGTCCCCTGTCATTTTATGGATCTCATCTAATACATAAACCCTAATACTTCCTTCAAGCGGTTTATACATACATTGACGAAGCATTTCTCTGACGGTATCAATACCACGAAAGTTTGCTGAGTTTATTTCCTGATAATCTTCCCCTATACAACCAAGCTCAGAAGCAACGATCCTTGCCAGGGTGGTCTTTCCACAGCCGGTAAGTCCATGAAATAATATAGCATGAGGAAAATCTTTCTTCTTTTCAAGCATCCCTTTTAAGGTAGAGATCACTTCAGTATTACCTTTTACCTGATCAAGATTTGATGGACGATATTTAATATATAAGCTCATAATTATTTAATTTTTCTAACTGCTTTAAGTGCCATATTATTCATACCAAATATTTGTGGTTGAGGATGCTTACTCATTTTACGATCCGACCCCTCTACCAATAAATATTCATAACCATATTTTCTTACGATGATGTAAGGTTTATTGGTTAATGCCTTGGGATTAATATTTTTATTTATCATAATTATTATATTATACTATGTTTTTATAAGTATTTTATTAAAATATATATTTCTCTTTATCCGCCCAAGATTTGTCAATTGGTGCTAACTCCATATCTATGGAAAGTGGTACTATTATCCACTTCCAGGCTTTAGGAAGTTCCTCACAAGTTATCCTTTTAGCAACTCTTACTACATTATTTAATTCACTTGGATTTACATCCATTATTATAGAGTCATGAATCTGTCCTATTATTCTGGTATCCCAATGCTCTTTTTGCATTATTTTATCAAGCTCAATAAAAGACCATAAATTACAATGGAAAGCAGTGCCTTGTCCTGGATAATTAATGCAGTCATTCTTACCCATAAGACCAGAGCATCTAAATCCGGTGTATAGATCAATGTATCCATATTTTTGATAAGTCTTCCACCATCTCTCTTTCCACTCGGCATACTCAGGAAACCGATTATCCCAAAAATCTCTTTCAATCTTTTTAAGGTGATTTTCAAACTCTCCATAACTATTAATACCTTTACTAATAAGATGATCAGATAAAGTAAATGGTCCTTCATCTAATTTAATACCTTGTCCGGTAGTCCATTTACTTTGAGGTAATTTTCCCCAATTACATACTAATCCGGAAGCACAATTTTTATAATAATCTCCATAAAATTCAGCAAATACAAAAGCATTTTTGGCAGCTTGCCTTAA